GGTTTCCCGCCGACATACCACGGCTCTTGTCCGGGAATGGCTTGTCCGGGCATTTGCGCAAACTGAGGATCCACGGGGAACACCACGCGCTCGTCATAGTACAGATACCACGCAACGGCGCGAAGCATTTGTGCCGTGGCCTCGTAGGCTTGAGCGCGGATGAACGCCATGCGTGTTCCGCTGGCTTCAGACGCAATGCTGTTTTCGGTTGCCGTGGCGTCGCCGCTGACATTGCCACGCATGGCGTCGCTCAGTCCAGAGATGCGGTCGCGGCGCTCTCGCTCGATCTGCAAGCCTTGCAGTGCGGAGTCTGTGACGCCACCAAGCTCAACCTCCTTGAGGTTGTTGTTCAGCTCGTCGGTGTTGATCTGCACGACTTCGCCGTCCTTGCAGTTGGCAACAATGTCGGCGAGCTTGGGGTCGCGGTCGTTGGTGAACGCCACGCGCTTGCGTCGAGCAGCGGCCTGACTGACGGCCTTGGCGTGCATGTTCAACACGGCGACCTGTGTTGCCATTGCCGCAGTGGGCGACAACGGAATGCTGTTGTCCGGAACGGTGTACACGCCAAACATGTAGTAGGGGCCGGAGGCGGGCCCGTAAAACATGCGCGGCTGGCGGATCAGCACAAAACCGGAGCTGGACATGGCCATTTCGACCAACGCTCCGTTGAATCCCTGATCTGGGCCGGGCTGGCCTTCGATCTGATAGCCCTTGATGTAGATCGTTACGCCCATCACCTCGCGGCGGCTGGGAGCTTCCCGATCCTTCATATCGTTGCGGAGGTCGCCCAACCCGGCGTCCTCTGACAAGCCTGCAATGACATCTATCAGCCAGCCCTCTTCCGGCGTGGCCTGAGCCTGCATCAGCAGATCATCTTTGTCTCGCGTCCACTCATGCCCGATGTACCGCGCCTCGCTGTAGGTCAATGCCATCGGATCCCAGAAAGTGCGCTTGGGCGAAATGCGCTGCACGACAGGACGGAACGGCGTTCCGCTGTAGCCGGTTGTCGCACGCACCGAATCCGGCACGATGCGCGACATGTTGGGCTCCATGGTGACAAGCGCCATGCCCCACGACAGCAGCATGTCGGTGCCGACTTCGGTCAGCACATTGCGTAGCCGCACTTCGCGGATCCAGCGGTTCAGTCCGGCTTGCAAGGCCAGCGCCAAGTCCTGCATCGGGCCTTGCCTGATGGTAGACACTCGCACACGCGGGCTGTCGAAGAACACTCGCGGCAGCACCAGCGAGATGTACTCGTACTCATGGCTCTCAGGGTCAAAGTCCTCGAAGGTCTTGCCCGAATACGCAGGGCCGGTGAAACGCCGAACGCGCTCGTTCAGGGTTTCGAGATGTGCGTCACGGAACCGCTTCGCAGCTTGGTATTCAGCCCAGAGGTTGCTCGGTTCGATGTTTAGCATCAGCGCCCGTACTTGTTCAGCGTCTTGCCCGCTTTGATTGCAGTCCAGACCTTATCGTGTCCCAGCACCGCACCAAAGCTTTGCTGGCCGTAAGGTACAGACTTTTCAGGGTCGCTGTAGTCTTTTTGCCAAATTGCCCTAGCCATGTACCGCAAAGCATCACAGCCGTGATCAGCACAGTTGGGATCCGTCCGCTCTTTGTTCCGCTTGCCGTCATCCACTTTCGCATAGACATAGCTGGGGATCTCTTCGGTCGTGCAGCAAGCATCCCCCTTTTCATGGAGCAGCTGGTCGCGTGAATGCAGGTACCCCTTGACCCACATGAGTTGGGGTTTTCCATCACCCTGCATCAGAAGCTTCTTGCGAACGAGGTCGATACCTCCCAGATCTGCTCCTTGCTCGGCGCGTCGGTTGTTGGCTTCGCGCATGAGCCTAGGAAATCCCTTACTGGCTAGGATGTCGTTTACCAGCCGTATCGCGTCCGGTCGGGACGGGTCGGCTACGACATACTGCATACGGTGCTGCTTGTACTCGTTGGCAATGGTCTCAGCCCACCAGTCCAGCTGCTTCTGTGTCTGATAATGTTCTCTGAGGCAGTAGGCACGCATGTCGCCGTCTACTCCCCAGACCTGCATGACACCGGGCGCCGTGAATCCCCAGTCCACCGCGCCTATCGTCCAGCGGACAGGCGGTGCCTCATCGACGATATGCCGGGTCTCGTCAAACTCTTCCCAGACAGCACCCTCTGCTGAGACCCACTCGCCCAAGAAAAGCCTGCGGCGGCGAACGCCCGTCAGCTTGGACAGGCTATCCCGGTAGGCAGACCCTTCCGGTGTCCAGTCCCACTTCCCCTGCGCGTTCTTAGCCCACCACCGGGGATTGTCCCAGTGTTCCGACTTCCACATTTCCGTCCGCCCGTCCAGCATCCGGCGACGGATCCAATGTCTAGGACTGTCTGGGTTGCAGTCGCCTACCAGCATCTGGAACGGCAGCGCCCAGTTCCGCAAACCCCGGCGCAGGCTCTCCCAAGCGTTCTCCGTGATCTCCGTCGCCTCTTGGATGTACACGATGTCGTAGTCCGTCGAGAACAGCCGGGTAGGCTCGTCCATACCCGCCAGCACCAGCTCTGCTCCCGTACCCGGATGGACATAGCTCTGCCTCTGCGCCTTCCCAGCACCCTGCAACATAGGATGCCCCGCAGGGACAACAGCGTCCTCCCATGTCGTCAGACCCGACTGCGTCAGCGACACCCGCGTTTCCCGGCACATCAGGATCCGCAGCGTCTTGTCGGCAGGACGCTCCGGGTACAGAGCGGTGTAGTTGTCCATCAACCACCACAGCCATGTCAGGATGCCCCTGCTCTTACCCGTACCCCCCGGCCCGTGCAGGATGACTTCCACCACCTTCCTGTCACGACCACCAGCAGCTGCATACTTCAACACATCCTGTGTCGTCTGGAACAGCTTCAGGCCAGCTCCGCGTATCTCCAGTGACTGCGACATGCCGTCGTAACCCTAACACAGACAACTACCTACAACCGACAACAAAAAAGCCAGATCTTCCTTGACAGATTTGAGAGTACGGTAGAATGGGATCAGATAGATGAAGAGCTTCGCTACGCTACGCTCTCCCTATCTTCTGACAGTCTGCCTGCGGCATACAGTCAGGAAAAGGCTCCTCCGCTAAAGCTCCAAAGCCTTTTCTTTTTTCAAGGTTTTTTCTTTTCATTATTCCGGGTTGTCATTCTGGCACAGCGTCAGCCGTCAGGCAGCTGTGACAGGCAAGGGGGTGTAAGGGGGAAGGCACGGCCCCCTAAGAAGAAAGCGCCAGCTTCTCAGGCTACCTGCGCTGGCTACAGGTCAGAAGATCTCGGAGAGAACAGCTCCGCTAGGTCGGCCTGAGAACCGTTTCCTAGACCTCAAAACCTACTCTTCTTCTGCCAGTTCTTCCAGCACCTCTGCCGGTGTAGGCACAGCCTCCGGCAACGGCAACACCACCCCGCTCTGCTCCATCACCAACTGAAACTCTGTCGGCCTCGGAGCCTCAACCAACGAGATCACCTGTTGCTGCACCATCCCAGAAATATTCAGCTTCTTCTCGATAGGCCCGTCCACCCTATCCAGCACAGCCTTCACCGAGAACTCATCTCCCTCAATCGCCCTCTGCACCAAGGCTTTTGCCAACGCATAGGCGTTCTTCCCATCTTCCTTAGCAAGCTCCGTCTCTATCAAAGCACTGAGCCGGGACTCTCCCAGCTTCAGCAACTCCGCGCTAGAGAGCCCATTCTTCCGCTTCCCTGACGGGTTACCGCTCTTCCCCTTCTCAAAACGCTTGCCTACAGGCCCTCCGGGACTACCAAACCGGTAGTTCTTGTTAGCCTGCTTGAACGCTTCCGACTTCCCAGCCAACGGATCGTGCTTGTACTCGCTCATGCACTAATCCTACTACTTCCTGCCGCAGCGTTCATCCCCCGCTACTTGTTCCTCCTCTAGGTACTTGGGGCCCCTACGCCCAACGCACCTTAGACGGTACTTGGGGCCCCTACGCCAATCGAGGTCTGAGCGTGTGGTGAGTGATATGTGATGCGTTTGCCCCCGGGGGGAGGCTCCAGCGCGGGGGTCGGGGGGGTGGGCGACGCGGTGCTGGTCGGTCGGTCGGCGCTGCCCTGCCCCCCACTCGTCACCCGTCACGCCCCACCCGTCACGCTTCACGCTCCGCACCGTGACCGCCGCTCTGCAGCTGACCGTCACCGGCTGGAGGCACACTCAGGCCCTAGGCTGGCATGCTGGCGCCAAGCGTCCGATAATCATGCGCGCAAGTGCTTATGCCACATGGGGTTACGAGCGCATCTCTCCAGACGCTCTGGGAGCCCGCAGGCTCGACGCTGCATCGGCATGACCCAACACCCGTGCCGCATCGTCAACGCGCAGCACACGCGCTCTCACGCCGCCACTTCCCGCCTCCTCCCCCCTCCAATCCCGCCCTTCCGCGCTCGTGCAGCGCCTGCTCCCCCTGCTGCCCGTCCCCGTTGCCGGCGAGCTGCTCGACGACCTCTCCCCGCTGCTCGCGGGCAGCTCGTCCCCGCTGGTGAAGGGCCAACCCAACCCAACCTGGCCTAGCCGCCTCCCTCCCGAGCTGCCCCCCCGAAAAGCAGAGGGGGCCGGAGCCCCTTGGCCCCAGCCCCCCGCGCTGCACACTCGCCGGTGATCAGACCAGCGCGAGCGCCGCCTGCAGCACCGCCTCACGCCGCTCGGCAGCGCCGCCGAACAGCTCCGCAGCCTTCTCGTGCCGCGCCTCGCGCTCGCCCATTTCTTCCGTGATGGCATTCATGGCCGCCCACGCCGTGCGCCCGCTGCCCCGCACGTCCCACTCCAGAGTGGCGATCTGCGCCCACCGCCCGATGCGCTCTTCCGCCTTCGTCCTCGCGGCCTGCACGCGACCGCCCTTGGCCGCAGCCTCCGCCGCAGTCGGCAGCTGGAGCCCCAGCGTCCGAACATAGACGCCCATGAAGAAGTCCTCCACTTCTGCGCGGGTCAGCTGCTTCGCGGCGAGGGCCATCATCTGCTGCTGGCGCAGGTCGCGACCCGCGACGAACTCGCGGGAGACACGAGCAATCTCCTCGACGCGAGAGGCGATTCCCGAAGTGTGCCTGAAGGCGATCTTGCGGCTGGAGCCCAGCGCCATACCCAGCGTGTTGCTGCAGACCACGCGCACGGTCGTGCCTGAGGCCGTGAGAGCCGCCGAACCATCGTGAGCGTTGGCGATCAGAATGTAGGGGTGCGTCTCGTCGCCGGTGCGGGCCTCGATGGTCTCGCCGCGCAGCAAGAACCAGACGCGCTGGCCGCCGTTGAGGCTGCCCGCGCTCTCGACCCGGACGATGCCGTCCCGATTGAATTGCTCAGCCAGTTCGGCCAGCGTAGCGTTCTGGATCGGCGTGTACTCCGGGCCAACGACACCCAGAGTGCCCGTGCTGCCGTCCGCATCGTGACGGACGACTGCGCGGTGATCGACGCGCTGGCCGCCGGTGGAGGTCTGGTAGCTGAGGTCGTGCAGTTGCACCGTCCAATCCAGACGGGCCAGCCGGAGGGCCTCCTGCGGCGAAGGAGCGCGCTCGACAACCGTGCCGAGACCGTGCCAAGCAGGGCGGGAGTGGAGGACGAGGTGATCGGTCGTTGTAATTTCGTGTGCCATATCTGTCAGTCTTTCTGTCGTGTTGCTTGTGTGGCCGGGGCGAAATGCCCCAGCCGTGTGCCAACCTAGCACCGGAGGCTGAACCGTGCCAGCCTAGATCCTGTTTTCTGCTCCAGTCTCAATACTGGGAAAGAGCCCTCCGGGGCCTCCAGCCGGGGGTGCGCCGAGCGGCAGCGCCCAGTTTTCAGTCCGGGGGGGGCTTGACAGGAGGGGGAGGCTGTGCTACAATGGCACACACGCACGCCCGCTGTGGGCTTGCGTGACACACGACACACGACACACGACACACAACACGACAATGTACACCTGCACAAACTGCAAGTCCCCGCTCAACCTCCGCACGGCAGTCTCGACTTGGATTGATCCCAACCGCAGCGTCCGCGAGCAGGTCTGCGACCTGACCGTCCGGCGCGTGTGGATCCGCGACGAAGTCTACTACTGCGTCTGCCAGACCGAGCCGGTCGATGTCATCGACTCCGACGAGATCGAAGTGGATCAGGAAGGCTTCATCGTCGGCTGAACTGAGAAACGGGGCTGGCCGGTTGGCTGGCCCCTGACCCCATCAACCCCATCAACCCCATCAACCCCAACAACAGAAGACAATATGAGAACTGAATACCACAACGGCGGCGACATTCATGCCGCGATCAAGTCGCTCAAGCTTGCCCGCAATTTGTGCGTCGAAATCGAAAGGCTGCTCAACGGCGACGGTGCTGTCCATCCGCGAGACTACATCGGAGGTTCCGAAAGCCAAGAGTATTGGGCGGACTTCGGCGAGTACCGCAGGGTCCTGTACAGCCTTTGGGATCTAAGGCAGCATTGCGACCGTAGGACGATGGAGCTGTACGCGCTGGCAGACCAAAACGCCCGTCCGGAGGTGAGGCCGTGAGAACCGAGTACTGGAACGGGGGCAACATCCAAGCCGCCATCGAGTCGCTGATGATGGCCCGCAGCCTCTGCGAGGCCATGCAGCGGGAACTGCACGGGGACGCGATTGTCCACCCGCGAGACTACATCGGAGGAAGCGAGAGCAAGGACTACGCTGCCGATGTAGTCGAGTGGCGCGGCATTCTGGAGCGCATCCGCGAACTGGAGCAGCACTTCGAGGAGCGCGCCATGCAGCTGGA